CGTCCCTGCCTGCGCGGCGCTTTTAAATTTTCAAACTTTGCAAACGGCAGGTTGACCTGGCCGGTCAACATGGCCATGTCCAGCCAGTCGGTGAAGATTCCGTCACACAGGATTTCCGCCATCCACTTCTGGAGGGACATGTAAACGTCCCGTTCTTCCAGCACGCCCTGGCGAATGCTGGAAAAATTGACGTTTTCCAGGTCGTTGCCCAGGCTGTTGTAGGAGACGCCGATCCCGCTGGCGATCCCGCGCAGCACGGACTTGATGAAGTTTTGAAAATTGCCCGATGGGTGGGTGGGATCGTAAGCGCTGAATTTGACGCCAGGCGGCAGTTTTTCAAAAACACCGGGCTCGGCCTCGGTGATGAGTTCGCCGTCTTCGTCTTCTTCGTCCCCTTCATAACTCGCGCCGTCGGCCGAACTCTCGAAGAACCCCATTTTGCAGGCGTTCAGCCGGGCGGCGATCAGCTCCGCTTCTTCATATCCGCCCAGGTGATTCAGGCGAATCATGGAAGCATGCATCCACGGCACGCCGCGGGTCTGGTTCCCGAACATCGGTTCAAAGGCGTGTAGGATTTCCGACGCGGGCACCCGCTCGGTCTCCTGCCCGCCGGGGCTCATATAGCTAAAATCCCCAGGGTGGCGGGTCAGAATGTGGTAAGCCACCGGCCGCCGCCATTCGTCATACTCAACACCCATCCGCACAAACCGGCCGTTGCCCAGGTCTTCGTTGCGGCGGATGTCCAGGTGGTCCGCCTCGATCACCTGCAAGGCAAAGCGGAACGCATTGGGATAATTCCGCACCTTGCGGATGAGGACTTCCCCATCCCGGGCCACTGCTTCAATGAACAGCTTCTGGATGTCGACCCAGGATAGTTTGCCGGTAACGTCGCAATTCCCCCGCTTCCCCCACCGACGGAATGCGTCTTCAATGATTTCGTTGGCGCGCTGGTCCAGGTTCCCGCCGGGGTCCTTCGCCTGGTTCTGAAGTGTGATCCCGTTGGGGCCCACCACGTTGGTTTTTAGCAGTCGAAAAAACTTTTTTGCGTAATCGTTGTTGTACGCCAGTTCACGGCTTCGCCCGCGCAGGGTCACCAGGTCTTTGAAGATGGCCTGATCAATCGACGTGTTGTTGAAGACCCACCGCGCCACCAGTCGGCTCTGCTGGGCTGCGGCAAAGTTGCGCCGCCGCAGTGGCGTGGAATCCAGAATAGCCGATTGCCCGCCCTGCTCCCCAAAGCGCTTAAATAGGTTAGAAAAAATTTTCATCAAAACCTTGCCACAATCCTATTCCCGGCCTTTTTTCCTTGCTTTCGCTTCTTTTCGGCCAGCTCCAAACTGTACAGGCGGGCGTATTCATTCCGCCACTTCATAAGTTCCGACGGGGACAGGCTGGTCAAAGACCGGTTGCCGATGGTGTAGGACTCGACATCCTTCAGCGCCTTGCCCTGAATAAGCGATTCCAGGGCATCCAAAGTCTTTTTGACAACAGAGCGCCCATCATAGGTTTCCAGGCTGGCCAGACTGGGCAGGACTTGGGTTTGTCCGAGTTCCTGGGTGTGCTTTTCCCCACCCAGCGACACCGACACAAACACCCAGTAGTCCCCGGCTTTCCACTCTTCGGTATCGGCCGCCGCTTTCTCCACCACATACTGGCCATCTTCAATTTCGGCGGTGATGTCGATGGATTGCGGTCCGCGCATGGAGTAGGTGAGGTTCCAACCTTCCGAGGCTGGAAAGTCCACCAGGTCAAATTCAACACCAAAGGAATCCCCGGCCCTGAAAGTCTGAAATAGATTTACCACCCTTTAACGAAGCCTCCGCGCCTACGCTTTGCCTTTTTTCGCTTTTTTACTGGTGTGGAATCGTCATCATCCGGTTCCGTGGCCACCAGGTCGTCCACATCATCCGGTTCCACCTTCAGTTTTTCCGCCAACTTCCGGTAATTCGGGTTCAAGATTTCCCGGCCCGCCGTCGCATAAACCCGACAGTCCAGCGGCTCGTTGGCTGCCCCGTCCGGCTTTACCCAAACAATTTGAGCGTGTCCCTTGTTGTACCGCGTTACCGCCTGTTCACAGGTCAGGCCCTTGAAGTACTGTTCATCATTGTGATGGTGGGAAAAGTGACAGTATCCCGGCCCGACGTCGGCAATTTTCAAAAATGAATAAATTTGCTCCTTTGCCGTATCGGTGCCGACCGAAAACAACAGGACTTTTGCTTTATTGGTTTTACTCGCCTTCCCTGCAATCGACTGTCCCGCCTGGCTCGACCCCTTGACCGCGTAAACCCGGCGCACCTGGCGGGGCTTGCAAAATCGATAGACTTGATCGGTATGATGCCCGCCACTATCGATACAAGCAGCAGCAACACGCAACCGGCTGCCAGAAGGGTGGTAATAGGACGTTTTAAGGTAATCATCCAGGGTTTCCCAAACATCGCCCAGGGCCGGGCTGCCGTAAATCACCTTATAGTCAATGGACCAAGATTCATCATCCTGCCCCCATCCCACCACTTCGCACTCCAGGCGGTCATTCTGGACGTCAACCCCGGCCGTCAACACCAGTACATCGGCCGGTAACTCCTCCGGTGTGTAGTGTTCCCGCCGTGCCTTCAGGGAGTCTTCATCAACCGTTTCCCCTTTTTCCTCCCACGGCTCGCCCAGGGAGGTGTTGATCCAGACCTTCAACCGTTGAGGGTTCTTATGGACCTTCAGGAATTCACTGGCCATATTTCCCCAACTGGACCAGGGGGAATACAACTCGTTGATGTGAAACCCAGCCACGCCGGTGAATGGCGCGGTAGCCCGCCATTCACCGGCGGCAATCATTCCCGGCTTGTCGGCTTCGGTTAGAAGAACCCCGCAGACTTCGCAGGTATATGTTGCGGACTGAGGGGATTCCTTTTCAAACTTGACCTGTGACCATTTCAGATATTGGAACTCGCCACAATGCGGACAAGGAACAAAATAGCGCCGTTTGTCCGATTGCTCCCAAGCTTCATCAATTCGGGACGTCCCCTTGTTGGTCGGGGTCGATACAAGAAAAATGACACGGTTCCAGAAAGTGGTGGTCCGCTTTTTACCCAGGGAGACGGGATCACCTTCATCACCAGCGCTGGGCGGGTAGCGATCCACCTCATCACCGAGGAAGATCCTCACCGGACGGCTGGCCAGTGATGCCGGACTATTGGCCCCGGCCGCCGTCAGGTGTCCCCCCGGAAAAGTCTTATGAAGGATCGTGTTCCCGCTGTTTTTCTGGCGGTTGTCCTTAACCTTACCGCTCAGAACTGGTGTATCACGCAGCATCGGCGAAAGCCGATCCTTGGACCAGGTTTCCGCCATGTCCAGCGTGGGCTGGATGATGAGCATGGGGCTGGGGTCCTGGTGCATGAAATAGCCAACAATGTTGTTGACGATTTCAGTCTTCCCCACCTGGGCGCTTGCGACGAAAACAATTTCCTCGTTCGCCGGGTCATTGACCGCGTCCATGATCCCGCGTTGATATTCCGCGCGGGAAGTTTCCCACCGCCCAGGCTCCGCAGAAGCTTCAGGAGACAAGCGGCGATACTGATCAGCCCATTGGCTGACGGTTAATTTTGCCGGTGGCTTAAAAGCTTCAAGCCATGCCCGTGTCAGCGTCTCCAGTCTGTTCTGGATTAAAAAATCTGAAGTCTGCAAGCTCATTCAAGGCGTCATCAATTCCCTTTTCCAGGCGGTCCTGGATTTGCTTTACGTCGGTAATCGGCGCCAGGATGGGCGGCAGCTTCACGGCCAGCGCCCGGATTTTTGTCTTGCAGGCTGTAATAACGTCCACGCCCGCCTTCTGAATCAATTCAGCGTCCAGGAGCTGCCCTTTCTTCTCTCTCAATTCCAGCTCCATCAGGCCCGCTTCGGCTTGCATCTTGCGCTTTCTGGCCTCATCAAAACTAAGCAGATCGTGGGCATTAGAAAGTTGATCCTGAACCTGCTTTATATCCCGATCTTTCAACCAGCGGTGAACTTCCGCCGAATCGAATAACCAGTTTTTGTTATTTTTGCCATCAGGCGCTTTTATATAAGGGCACCCATTCGACACCCAACTGTCGATCGTCGGAAGACTCACCCCAAACAATTTAGCCAAATCCGACCGATTAACTTCTAGCCCTTTTCCCATATAAATAAGAACCCCAATTTGAAAATTCTGTATCCAGCCAAACCCCGCGGTAGCGAGTCACCCGCACCTGGGGGGGCTCAGGAGGACCCAGAGCGGGTTTTGGAAGCCGGTCAGGGAGAGGGTTTCCGGCCCGCCTTGCTGAAGCCCAGTCAGGGAACGGGTTTTGGGATTTAGTCAGGGCGGGCGTTTTGAGCTATCGCATTGACGCGATGGCCTGATCCAAGGACAGGGAGAACAGGCGGGGGAAGCGCTTGGAGACGGTGTCTTCCACTGTCTTGTCGATCTCTAGGGCTGGCTTGACTTCGGCGTCTCTGACTAGGGCATAGAGCAGCGTGATGCCTCTGCCCTTGACTCTATTGGCTTGGTTGGTGTGTGCGGCGTAAATGCCGTATGACAAGCCGTGTCGCTTTTTGATTGGGGTGTTCTCATCAATTTTAAAGACACGGTTAGCTTTGCGGCGGCCGGATTTATAAGAGCCCCGTTCCAGTAATGCCCTGGGCCGATTCTCTTTCTTGATGATGCCTTTCGCCGTCCCCTTCACATTCACCGGGATGGCCAGGTGTTTGCCGACTCGTGGGCTTTTGTCGCCACCTTCTTGTTGTAGGCCCATGAAGTCGGTGATGCTTCCCACTTCGGACACCAGGCCCGCCTTGGTGGCCGGGGTGATTTGGATGCCGCCCTGGATAAACTTGTTACGCAAGGTGAACTGGCTTGGCAGTTTGTCTTTGATGTCCTTCTGGGCTTCCTGGGCGGTCCAGGTGAGGGCACGGGCCAAGGCAAAGGGAATTTGTTTTTTGTGTAGGTCGGTCAGCCGGTCCAGTAGGACACGGTCCAGCTTGACACTGATTTCAATCATCAGGCGAACGCTTTGATGTGGGTATTGTCTGGAAAGAAGATGGCGATTTTGTCACGGGTGGCGAACTCTCGGCCGTTGAGGATGTTTTCCAGCGGTTCGGTGGTGGGTTTGCTGGTGACGAAGATCGCAAAATCACGAAGCTTTTTGTCGGTGATGTTCATGCGCGGGCGGCTTCCTTGTGGGGCTTGTCTGTGAAGTGGGTGTCCATCAGGCGGTTGACGATGCGCCAGCCGTTGCCGTGCTTGACGCTCACCACTTGGCTGGCGGGGTCGTGGTGGATGTCGTCGGTGAATTTGCCCACCACGGGGCCGATGGAGCATTTGCCCGGCTTGGACTTCTGGGCCTTGTTCCAGGCGGCCCAGTTGTCCGTCGGGTACTGCTTGGGCGACAGGGTGGCGTCCAGGGGGACGTCGGTGCGGATGAGGTGCTTGTGGCCGCAAGTCTTTTTGGCCTTGCACACCCACAGGTCCAGGATGGAGTGGGCGGTGGCGTAGACGTCATTGAATTTACCGTGGAGGAATCGGCGTTCCTTACGGCGGGCCGTGGTTTCCTTGCATTTCGGGCATTCACGTTTCAAGGGGATCGCTCCTAAAAGAAATGCCACCTTGCGGTGGCTGGGTTATCAAGCAGTTTTTTGTGGGGAAATCAATGCGGCGGCGCCCTGTACAACGATGCTGGCCATTGACCCGCCCGGTGGGGCTCAAAGGTGGAAGGGGTGGCCCTTCGCTTGACCGATGGCAATGATGCCCGGAACCAGCATCCAGGGGCTGACGCCTTTATCATCATAAGCACCAGCCCCTGAGTTTGGATACTGATTGTTAGCGAAGGTAGGGTTTATGGCAGGCATCAAACATCCCTGATGAAAAACGGGATGAAAAGGGGCGATAAACGTTTAATGCACGGCCAATTGCGTATCCTAACTTATACATCCAGTTGTAGATTGGCATTGTTTTCCATTTAGTTTCCATGGTCGTCTTTGTCCTCCGGTACGGGCTCAATGATAATGTCTTCAATGTCGGCATTCTTGGGGATTAGGTTTTTGGCGAGGCGGTTGGCCCAGGCTCTGGCCTTTTCTGCGCTGGATTCCTGGAAGAGTCCGATGTGTTGGGTGACGCTGTAAACAGCGTAGGCGTTAAAACTTAGCACTGTGTGTTACTCCTGCAAAAGTCTCAGATACTGAAATGGTATGGTGTTCGGCAAAGCCAAAAACACAATAACCGTATGGCAAGCCGAAAACCGGACCCGTCAACACGTAGGTGATGACTCCCTTAAATTCAAGCCCGGTGTACTCTCCTGTGGGCTTCCATTCTTGCAAGACAACCCTGTCTCCCTCTTTAAAATCACGGTCGTTCTGTCGCAGTTCAAAGCGCTTTTTGCCGTCGATGATGGCCTGAAGGCCTAAGAGGTATTTGAACTGGGCTTCGGTGATTAGCAGGGGTTGGCGGCAGGGGTGGACGATCTTCACCTTGTCGCCCTTGGGGGTGGTGAATTTTAGTTGACCCGATAGCTTGATGTTGGCGGTCATGGGGTTTCTTCCTCCATTTTGTACGCTTGGAACAGGTTGACGTTGTCGATCAGGTCGTCGCCATCAACGTGGTAAATGGTGTCCAGGTTGCTTTGGGGGGTTTTGTTGATGGGCCGGTAATAAATTTCGTCCGGCTGGTAGACTCTGCCCGTGCGGGTGTGCTGGATGGGCTGGCCGCGGGCCAGGGCTTCGGACACCTGGCGCCACGCCGGGATTTTATCCAAGTGGGCTGTCAGGGGTTTCCCGGCCACTGGCTGGCGGGGGTTGGCCACCAGGTCGTCAAACACTTTTTCAAACCACTTCAGGGCGGATTTGCCTTCGGCGCTGGCCTTGTCGCAAGTGGCGCACCAGGCGGCCAGGATGAGGCCGGGCTTGCGGTCCTGGTAGCGTTCGGCGTACTCGGTGAATTTGCGTTCCAGGAAGCCGGGAACCCAGCCCAGGTTCGTCAGGTTGGGGTTCCCGGACTTGGCCAGGTAGTCGGCCCCCCGCGTCACTTCATCCAAAAATTTTGAATCACACGCGCGCGCTTTCTGCTCGCTCTCTTCTTTCTTTTCTAATGGTTCTAATTTATTAATATACTTATTACTCTCACGCGGCTTTTCACCCTCAAGATTGACCAAACTTTCAGAAATGTTTTGTGAAACTTTGCCAGAAGTTTGATCGATGTTTGCTGAAACTTCTTCAAAACTTTGGTCAAAGTTCTGTGAAACTTCCTGTAAAGTTTGGGCTTTCTTTCCCAGAACAACCTGGCGGAACTCTGCCACCACCGCCGCCATAAACGGCAACAGCTTGACGGCGCGCCGGGGGTAGAGCTTGAGCCAGCGGCACAGGTCGTTGACGGTGATGGACTCGATGTCGGATTCGCCCACCACCTGCATCACCTGGAAGGCCATGCCCACGCCGTCATACCCATGGGCGTCCATCAGGGCGCGCATGGACCGGCTGTTGATGTCCAGGGCCTTGAACCACGGTTTCATCGGGCACCGCCATGGTATTGAATGATTTTTTCCAGGGTTTGCGGCATGTGGTATTTTTTTGTTCCCAATGCCCTGGGGTGCATGCGGTAATTTTTGAAAATGGGGCAGCTTGGACAGTCCTGTTGGCTTTCGTGGCATTCCTTGGCCGTGCGGGTCCAAGTGAAGCCCTGGGCGCTGCATTTTACCTCTTGGGGCTTGCCGCCCTGGTGGCAGAGATCCGCCGAAAAAAGCGCCATCCCCGCCAGCGCTGAAAAGGTCAGCATCACATTTTTCAAAATCAATGCCCCCTCTCCAGTCTGTAAACGGAAAAGGCCAAAATCAGGAGGCTCAGCGGCAAGGTTGATAAGAATCAAGGAAATCATGGTATGAGGGCTCCTATATCATTTCATCAGTAACTGCGCCAGGATGCCGCGGCGGTCCAGGTTTAGGCCCAGGAGGTCGTATAATCGCGAGATCTTGACGCGGATGGTGCTTTTCTTCACGCCCAGGGCGGCGGCAATTTCGCTGTTGCTTTTGCCCTGGGCGATGAGGACCGCCAGGCTGCGCTGGCTTTCCGACAGTTCGGCCATTCGGGCCTTTAAAAATTGCAGGTCAACGTGCAAGGGTAACCTCGTAGACCGGGAAATGCTGACTGTCGTGGTGGATGACTTCGTTCTTGTCGCACTCTTTGACGTCTTTGCGCCACTGCTTGAAGTCCGGCTTCCAGTGGTAGCCCATTTCCTTGGCCTTGGCCTTCTTCTCCTGGAACAGGCGGGAGTCTGACCACTGGAACGCGGCGTGAAGCGTCACGTTGGGGCAGGTGGATCGGTAAATCACCCGATCGATGTCGTAGCCGGATAGCAGTCGCAACATCGTCAACACGTCGGTGACGGCCTGGTGGGGGAACGGGTTGATGAAGCCGTGGTCCGTGGCCAGGTGGACCAGCTTGCGGGACTCCATCCCGTCCGGGAACGGGATATCGGTGCGGGTGTCGATCCACGGCCTGGTGGATGCCGACGGGCAACACTTGACCAGGAACGATTTATCAAAAGGCGCATTGTGGGCCACCAGGTAGTCGGCCCGCGCCATCAAATTTTCCAGGCGGGTGAAGACGTCAGCGCGCGGTTGGCCGTGGTCCACCAGCAGTTTGTTGGTGAGGCCGGTCAGCTTTTCCACTTTCGGCTCCAGGGCCTGGTCCACCCGCAGGATTTCGCCCAGGTACGCGATGCCCCGGTGTTGCTGCCAGTGCCACAGCACCGCGCCGACTTCGGTAATTTCACACGTTTCAGGGTCCAGGCCGGTGGTTTCCACGTCCAGGCCCAGCAGTAAGATTTCTTTCATGCTCTCTTTTCCTAGGTTCAACAAAATTCGGAGGGTGGGGGATTTGAACCCCCGGAACCGTTTCCGGTTCTACGGTTTAGCAAACCGCTGCAATCGGCCACTCTGCCAACCCTCCAAAGGGTGCCGGTCCATTAGCAGCAGACCGGCAGGCGCCTGCCTGGTTAGTGTTTCGGGTCGAAGGCAGGAACTCCCCGAAAACGCCGTGTTGCCTTGTGGCTCAAAAATGGGACACTGGCGGCTCCATCCCTTGCGTACCCGGGAGGGCAAGGGACCCTAGCCCCCGGGAGTTCCTTGTAGTTCTTTCGCTGGAAATTCCATCACAATCCCTTTGATGGCCCACATCCTAGCTTCCTCCAGTTTCGTCTTAGCAAGGGATAGTTCCCTGGAGGCGGGGACGTAGGTTTCCAGAATCTCTTCCAGGTTGATGAAATACCTGCGCAGATCTTCACACTTCTGAGTGCCGGTTTCATCCGGGGTGTGTAACAGGTGGTCTTCTCGGGACATGGTGTTCCTTTCATCATTAACTTTTGGCGCCACCGCCGGGAGTTGAACCCGGATCGCCTGTTTTGGAGACAGGCATCTTGCCAACATGTTCCACGAGCGGCGCGCTCACCATGTCGATGAGTTGGCCACTGCGGTCGGTTTCGGTGTAGGTGTAGGACATAATCGGGTGTTTTCCTTTCGCTGACTGATTAACCGTAAATTTCTTCTACGTTGTCTAAGGGAAGTTTTTCCTGCTTGGGGTCGTCGTTGAACAGGCGGCCGCGGCTGTCGGTGTAGGCGGAATACTCCAGGGCCTCCACCTTGGGTTCCTTGGTGCCCAACACGCCGAGGATTTTCATTTCGTTGTGGCGGCCCGGTTTGAATTCCAGGGTGAAGGTCACACTGGTTTTTTTCCCGGCTTTGTGGGCGGCCTTGGCCATTTTCTCCATTTCAAAATTCAACCCTTCGTTCAGGGTTTGAATGTCGCCGTTGGAATTGACGACTTCCAGATCGTTCATCAACTCCACGAACCCCAACACGTTAGTGATACTCATCGTTTGTTCCTCTCTAAACTGCGCCGCCAGCCTGGGCCGCGGCTTGATTGACACGGTGTAAAATCGCTTCCAGTTGCTGCGCCTGCTGGGTCTCCACCAGGTCGTCAAAGTTATCCACCCCGGCGGCAAGCTTGACCTGATCCAGCGTCAACACACCGCGGACCACCGGTTGCATGATGCCGACAATCAACCCACGACAGTACGCCTTGGGGTCCTGTTCCGTGGGGGGCTCTGGCGGGGCTTTTTCGTCGGCGGGGGGCCGCATGCTGGCGGACCACTCGTTGAGGATTTCCAGCGCGGCTTCCAGTTCTGCCTGGGTCAGTTCGGTGGAGGTGGCCTTGTCCTGGAATTTATCGTTGCCGGTGATCTCCACCAGGTCGTGGCGCTCCATCCCGAACTCCTGCACCAGCTTGCCGATGCAGTCCCAAAGCTGTTTTTTGGTGGCCCGATTGCCGGGCTTGGTTGGGGTGGGCTTGCTGGCGCGAGGCGTGGCCGGGGCGTCCTGGCGGGCGCGGTCCAGTTCGTCGTCGGTGTACAGGCCGGATAGGTGATCGGGAAAAGTCATCCGCAGGGCCGCCGCTAGGGCGCACTTCTTGCCCATCTGCTCCGGCATCCGCCGCCAGGTTTCCCGGTCGGCCTTGTACTCGTCGATTAAAATCTCTTCAAACGTCGGCTGTTCCCAGTCCTGCCGCCACACTTCAGCGAACGCATACGTTTTATTGCCTTTCTGGTTGATGCCGCGCCGGATGCCCTTGATGAGGCCGGTACGGTGGGCGATTTTCAAGAAACCGTCAATGGTGGTGTAGAAGGTCACCCGGTCGCCCTTCTTCCAAGCCCGGCATTCATTCACCAGCGGGTTCAGCCCCCGCAACTGGCAAAAGCGGATGAAATGTTCAAAATCCTTGGGGCTTAGCCCAGGGGCCGCCTGGGCCCGGATGATCTCCAGGTCATTTTCGGAAAAATTCAATTCCGGCGTTTGGGTGTTCACTCTCTCTAAGTCCTTCGTTCAGCTTGGGTACAGGTCGGAATAATCGCCCTTGGTCCATTCCATCCATTCAGCAAAATACAAATCTTCTTCCGGTTCGGCGTCCGCAGGGGCTTCCACGGGGCGGGGCTCCATCCGGCACCTACCGCTACAGGTGGTAGACGGCCAGGGCCAGAATGCCCAGCACGGCCGCGCCACCATAGGCCAGCAAAATCAACCACTCTCCCCGCGTCGGCGCGATGGATTGACCTGTGAACCACCCCCGCAACTCGTCAGGGGTCAGACTCATCAAAAAAAGCATCTGCTGATCGTTGAGTTCTTGGATAAATTCCGGGAGGGCGGGCGTGTCGGTTTGTAAAGAAGCTGGAAAAGCATGCCCGGCATGAAAATTTTCATAAAACCGCAGATTCTCCGGTTGCGCAGAGCGCACCTGTAAACTATGATGCTTGTCGTTTCCAGTGATTTCGTAGTTATCAAGCTGCGGCGCACGTGCTAGCCGCCTGGCGTAAGCGTGTGTATTCACCCGTTTGTCCCTCAATTCAGTCTCTATCCGTGAATGGTTTTTTGTAATGGGGTAGATGCTTGTTTAACTTATGTTGCGGCGCTGGCCAGCGCCTGGATAACTTTTCTACTGTGCTGCTCATCCAGGATGCGCTTGGCCTTTTCGTATCCGGCAGACTCCAAAAAGCTGGAGAGGCTTTGGCCTTGGGCCTTGGCCACTTCCTCAATTTGCGCGCGGATGTGGGGGGCCAGTCGGACGGGCAGGGCCTTGGTCTTGGCCATTATTTGCTAGCCTCCATAAACTTTTCAGCTGCGGCAACAGCGGCCATGGCCTGCTGGGTGGCCGCTGCATTTTGTTGTGGCGTCTTGGCATGGATCAGCTCATTACAGGCAAGGTATAAGGAATGGATCACCTGGTGTTCTGGGTTGGTGTCAAGGGTGAGCGGGAATAGCTGCTCGACCCTTTCCATGGCTTTTTCGGCGATGTGCAAGGCCGTTGCGTGCCGACAAAGTTCAGAGGCAGCGAGAATCGCCTTTACCGCGTTGCAAAGATCAGAAACGGCTGTCATCTACCCGACCTGCCTTTCTTGACAACACTTATCCCAAAAAGAGGAGTCTTAAGCCATTGAAAACACCTGAACAAATTCACAGCGAACTCTCCAAGCGCTTTTACGAACTTCTGGAATTGGAAGCCGATAGGGGCTTTGTGGAGAAGGTCTCCCTGGAAGTCCCGAGGGAGATGAAGGAGCCGCTTCAAGAGTACTTTGAAAAGATTGTGGTTCCCTACGTGGGGATTCAAATCAGCGCAAGAACGGATGCTATGCTGACCCTCATAGCAGAATTGATCCACTCGCATGGTGACAGTTAATGTCGCTTTATCCATGTCAACCGACCTCCTCACGCTTGACGTCATCCAGTAATCCCTGCAGGAAGCTTCCCAGATGGTCGAAAGCTTTTTTGACTTCGGGATCGGCCTTGGCTCTTTTGGCCATGGCGGCCATTTCTTGCTTGGGGACGTCAATCACCTACCCGACCCTCCGCAAGGTTTCGGCAATTTGCCGGATGTCGTCTTCCGGGACACCCAGGATCTGGGCCAGCTTCGCATGGGCGGGGTTGGGGATTTTCCCCTTTCCCGTTTCCCAACGGCC